CGCAATATGCAAAGGGTTGTTAGTCGGCTATCCTCATTTAACTAAGGCTTTCCCGTCAACAGACCCTATTGCTTGGCTGTTAACTCTATAACATTTAAGTACCGTCAATCAGTACACCTTCTTATATCGTCAAGAGTAACGGATAGTTTTATTTCGGTACTTACTAACAACCAATTCCCATATAGGCGAACTACTCAAAGTCCCTTTTCAATTTAACATGTTTAATATTCCAGCTACTACTAACAAGATAGATGTAAATACACTTAGCATAATAGCTAGATAGTCATGGCGATAATACCACTCTTTAAAGTTGGTAACTGAACCCACACCATATAAAATGCCTAGAATAATCAAGGCAATATTAATCACAATCATTTATTCTCCTGACTTTCTACATAGAGTAAGATACAGAACGCGTCAGCTTGGTCATCATCGATATCATCATCAGGTACTATGTTATAGCTCTTGAGTATCTCAATGCTTTGTACTTTTCGCAATGCACTCTTACCTTTAATAAGATGATAACCGCACCACATTGAATTGCTTATATCAACATAGCCAATATTATGACGGTTACGCATGACTCCTAAGAATGAACCGTTCGCTCTAATCAACGAGATGTTACCCTTAGACTTGAATGTGATGATCGGTTCTTCAATATAAATAAAGTAGTCAAATAAGTTGTAATGCTCAATGACTTCTGTTATACCGTCAGCAATTATCTTTGCACGTTCCAAAGGGTCTTTACTTTTACCACCTGCAATTGAACCGACTACATACTCATTTGTTAAAGGGTTACGAAACGCATAACCAGTATTAGAAGTGCTAAAGTCAATCGCTAAGGCTTTGCTCATAAATCAGAACTCAATTCAATATAAAATTCTTTGCTTAGTTCTCCGATATCAAATAAGTGCTTAACATAATGTTCATATTCAATCGGAGTCAATACTTCTTTTTGTGCTAAAATATGCTCTTTATTCATTTCTTTATTCTCCTTTAAAAATTAAAGCTGTATCAAGATTAATCAAACCACATTCCACAGCGTTAAGTAAGAACTCGTTAAAGTCAACCATTGACAATGTTTCTTGCTTAAATAGTAGCTGTTCTTCTGTCATTTGCTTTCCTCTCTCAACTTGATATACTTATTATATCAAATGCACTTTTCAGGTTTGGTTTATCCTATGTTATGTAAGCTATGATTGACTTTGTAGGCATTTTGTGTTATACTATTTATAGGAGGTAACAATGGCTAGAGATAAATATTTAATGTACTTACGACAGCAAGAATACAAGAAACGTATTAAAATTAAAGTAGATAACACAAGAGCTAGAATGAACAGAGAATACATGAATCAGCCAGTAACAGATAAGGAAACATTAGAACTATGGAACAATCAGCCAGCAATACATTTTGATTTAGGGAAAAATAAATAAATTATATTAAAAAAATAATTGCCACCTTAGTGGCTTTTTGTTTCACGCTTGACCGCAATTTGACTAGAAGTGGCAGAAAGTAAGTGCATTGTGTGTCCTGTTTGTAAAGTATGGTATCAGTAAGTACAATCAGCTTATTGTTTGTAAGATTTCTAAAGGAATTCCGGAGTGTTTGATAATCTTTTTATCTTGTACTGGAATTGTGAAATGTTTAACTAAATATTTTAAGAAAACAAGAGTAAAGCCCATTGTATAGCTATTTATGATTTGTAACATACTTTTATTATTTCAGTAAAACAATGTATAAAATGCTTGTAAATAGCGTGGTTGTCAATGAAATAAGACTAAAAAACTTTGTGAACCTTGTGAAATTTAAAAAAGGGCATGCTATAATATAATAGATAGGAGAATAAATGGAAGATAAAGAATTTTTGATTAAAAAAGTAGAAGTATTAGAATCAGCAATAAAACAAATAGCAGTGATCCAATATGAACTAGATAAAAAGCTAGGAGAATTAGAGGGTTTAGAATAGTTTACATAACACATGATAACTCAAAGTGTAAAATACAATATGTTAAAATATAAGTATCTAATATTTGACAAGTGAAAATGTCTATGTTATTATTATCTAAGTTAATTAAATAGTTAGTTACTAAATGACTTGTAACTAATGTAAATAGAGAATTCAACATTGAATAAATTTGAACATATCGAAAGTCATTCATAATCTTACGCTTGAGGGTCAGGATAGTTGCTTAAAACCTAGACTCAATTGAAATATGTGATTACTTTACAAATAGCCTAGAGCGCAGCATGAAATAAAAGATTATGAGTTCCATGAGTGTCGTGAACAGAAACACTCCGTGACGCGTAGAAGTCTGACAGAGTTATTTATAGAAAAGTTTTGAAATTAAGTAGTCTTTTCTTTTAACTTGCTGGGATTATACGACACGATAAGGGCTAAGGGCTATCTAAAAAAGTAGCACGGAATAGAAGAGAGAAAAAATAATGAGTTATACAACAAAGCACAAACCTTACAAAGTAAAAAGTATTACATGTAATGGCTGTGGTTGGTCAATATCACATTGCATGGACTTAAAAAAAGAACAACTTAGAATAAAAAGTTTAAAAAAAGAAGTTGTAAAAGAATATATCCATGTAGATAACCCTAAATGTAAACATTGCATTAAATAGGTTTAAGGCTTGACTTTTCAAGTCTTTTTTGCTATTATATACTAAAGGAGAAATAATTGACTAACATATTTAATAAAGTACAGACAGCCAAGCATTTAAAAGAGCGAGAAGACTTAATAAGTTTAAAAGATGACTGGCTTATTGATACTTTAATGCCAAGTTCACAAGCTGGAATACTTGTAGCACCGTTTAAGTCGTTTAAAAGCTCTTTAGCAATGCACATGGCTTTAGTGGTATCGCAAGGGTTACCTTTTTTTGGTTATGATACAAAGCAAAGTAAGACACTATACATAGATAATGAAGATAGTGACAGGGAATTAAATAAAAGGCTTAGAAATAAAGATAATGCACCAGAAGACTTACATTTTTTGACAGGTGGAGAGTTTATGCTTGATGATTCCAACCACATGAATTTGTTATATGAGTACATTAAAGAAAATGATATAAAATTCGTGATCTTGGATAACCTAATGACCATGTTGAGAAATGGAGATATACTTTATAGTAAAGACTTTGAACCAATGCTTAGAAGAATTACACGTTTGAAGTTACTCTTTCAAGATGTAACATTTTTACTGGTGGCTCATGCAAACAAATCAGCTTATGCAAACTCAATGGACGATAAAGCCTATATGGTAAAGCCTAGTGACGCCTTGGGTGGTTCTGCTCTTACAGCTTGGGCGGAGTTTATGTTAATGTTAAGCCCTAAACGTGGCAAGCATAACGACTTCTCTAAGTTATCAGTAAAAGCGCGTGGATATCAGTTTGACGATGATTTGAACTTTTCTTACGTTGATTCAGTATTTACTTGTGTCAATAAATCAAAAAAAGAACCAGATAGCGAACTAGTGGAAGAAGTAAAGGCTGAAACTCCTGAAGAAATAACAAAGGAATCGGCACAGGCTTTCTTAGACTTAGCTAAAGAGCAAGGAAAGGTAACAGAAAATGAGTGATAAGTGGTATGTTATTAAAGTTTCAGAAGAAAATAGAGAAAAAAATATTCCTAATGATAGTTATGTAGTAATGAAATATAGAGCAGGACTAGAAACAACTATAACATGTTATGGAGATACAACTATTTTAATTACACCAAGCAAAGAGATAGCAGAAAACACAAAGAGAGCGCTCAATGAACGACTATAAGAATAAAGCAATTAATTTACATGCAGAAGTTTACGGTTGGTTATATCGTGCATTAGATGAAATGGTAAAAGCAGAATGGCGCAATGATGAACTTTTCAAAGTATGGCTTGGACGTGCTGAATTTCTAGTCAGACAGTCAAAAAAATTGTATACAGCTTGTGAAAATGATTATTCTAAGCGTGCATTGATTAGGGCATTACAATTAAAAGTAGAAATAAATGAAAAAATATCATCTAATACTTTACAATAGTAAATAATTTTGATATAATAGTATATATAGAAATAAAGGAGAACTAACTAAATGAAATCAACGAGGTCGAAGCCAATAAATTATGATAACATCTTTTGAATCACTAGCTGAAAGGCGATTGATAACTCTTAATTATCATAAAAAGGGTAGTCAGCAGTACATCAACAGCTTAAATTACTTTGAATATGCTAGAATATACTTCGATAAAAACGGTTTTCCTGATGATAACAGACGAGTTTATCAAAGTGGCAAGCGAAAAGGTCAAAAGGTTGGCTGGTCTGATAAAGAGGAAAAACAGCAGAAAGACGATATTAGAGAGTTCATATATGGAAAGCAATTACAAAAGTTTAAAAGCAAGAGAAAAAGCAAGTAAACATTATGCTAGATTCGTCAGAAAGCTGTCTAAAGAGCTTGAAGAAATGAACGAAACAAAGTATAGGGTAGAGCCTAACGAGTGCTTATATGGCTTAATAAATGACTTGTGGAACTATTGGGACGAAGGTTGGATCCTGCCTATGCTTAAATATAATATTGAAATTACAAGGCAAGGTGATGTATTCATCATAGAAAGAGGAGAAAATGAGCGAAGTTGAAACTTTTGTTAAAATTGAGGGTTTTGAAAAATATGAAGTATCAAATCTAGGTAAAGTCAGAAATATAAAAAGTGGTATAGTGCTTAAACCTTACCTTGACAAAAAAAGTGGATATTTAAGGCATAACTTATGCGAAAATAATAAAAAGAATCGTCTATATTTGCATAAAATTATAGCAATTGCTTTTATAGACAACCCTGAAGAAAAACTTTGCGTAAATCATATTGATGAAAATAAGTTAAATAATGATTTAAGTAACCTTAAATGGTGCACTAGAACAAAAAGGGTTGCTGAAAAATGTTCAAAAAAAGTTATTCAACTAGACTTAAATGACAATGTATTAAATGAATTTGAATCAATGAAACAAGCAGAACGAGAAACAGGAACTTCAACCGGAAATATAAGCAGTTGTTGCAATGGAAGAACAAAAAGTGCTGGTGGCTATAAATGGATAAAAAAGGAGAAAGAGGAGAAAATGGAAACAATTAACATTAAGTTTGATGAAAAACAGCTTGAGGAAGTTGTGAAAAAAGTTACTGAAGAACTGAAAAAAGAAAAAGCTAACTTTTATGAGCTTTCAGATACAGGGCATGAAGAGAAAAAGAAAAAATGGTCAGTAATGTATTTAGAAGCTAACGTTTCTCATTATGCGAGTGAAGAAAAGAAAGTATATTTCGGACATTTGTTTAATACTTTATCAAAAGAATGTGCATCAGATTTTGACTTCTCTGAATATGGTCGTGAGCAAGTAAATGAACTTAAAAGTCAAGGTTGGAAAGAAGAGGTTGTCTATAAATGAGCGCATTTGAAGACCTAAGCGTTATTAATGTAAATGACAAGAAAAGTAAAAAGAATAATCTCGATTATCTTAGTTGGGCATTTGCATGGTCTGAAGTTAAAAAAGTATATCCTGAAGCTAACAGTAAAGTTTATGAAAATGAACAAGGGTTAAATTATCACACAGACGGTCGCACAGCATGGGTTAAGGTTGGTATGACTATTGAGGGCTTAGAACATATTGAATACTTGCCTGTAATGGACTATCGTAACCAATCTATCCCAGTTGAAAAACTGACTTCCATGGACGTAAATAAAGCTATTCAGCGCGGACTAGTTAAGGCAATCGCTCGTCATGGATTAGGGCTATACATTTACGCAAATGAAGATTTGCCTGACTTGACAGAAGAACAGAAAGAACTTGAAGCAGAAAAGCAACGACTTAGAGAGATTCAACCAGCGCTAAATCGAGCTGAAGAACTTGGATATCCTAATATGGAACTACTTAAAGCAAAGACAAAAAAAGAAATCTTTGATATCATGACAATTTGGAAAGCAACAGAGGGAAAATAAAAAATGGCAATCATCACAGTTACAGCACAAGCGAACGAAAAAAATACACGAACAGTAAGCACAGCAAAAGGCGACAAGAAAATTATTTCAGTACCATTATTTGAAAAAGAAAAAGGTTCTAATGTAAAAGTTGCATATGGTTCGGCTTTCTTGCCTGACTTCATTCAATTAGGCGACGCCGTAACGGTCAGCGGTCGTGTACAAGCTAAGGAATCAGGCGAGTACGTAAATTATAACTTTGTTTTTCCTACTGTTGAAAAAGTATTTATTCCTAATGATAATAGCAGTCAATCACAAGCTAAACAGGACTTGTTTGGAAAATCTGAACCGATTGAAGTTGATGAATCAGATCTACCTTTCTAGAAAGTCGGCTACATGTACACAGCAGAAGAGAGAGAGCAAATTATCGACATCGTGGATAAGATGAGCTTACTAAGACAAGACTTTGACGGAGCTTTCACTTGGATCAAGGAAAATGTATCAATGCCGTTTGACTTTGACGGAGAACAGAAATTCATATCAGACTTGAAACAGTTAGTTAAAATTAATGCTTTGAAGTTTGGTAAAATATATAAAGGAGTGTTATGACAACGCTAAGAGAATTACACAAAAAACTTAAAATTAAACAAACGCTTGACAACTACGTACGAAACACAAATAAGAAATACAAGTATAACTTTGTTCCTGATGAAATTCTTGGCGAGGGAATGGCTAAACTGATTGAGCTTAACACTCAAGGTAAACTTGGACGACATGCACAGCAAATTGCTTACATCAATCATAACTTGAGCTTACGGCGACAAAAGGAACAACTGGAACAAGCTAACGAACGACTTGCTAAACGTGCTGAGAAAGCCCAAAAATTGCTTGACACAGAACTTTTGAAAGATAGCTACATCGAAACGCTGGAAATGTTTAGTAAATTCAACGCTGTTAAATCTAGCTTATTTAGCGAACCTGAAGCACCAATTAAAGTGCTTGAGTTCATGGAAAAGAATGGCGTGAAGCAAGGTAAATGGCTACGACCTGAGGGAATTGATGCTTGGTTCAAAGAACGAATCATTTGGTTCAAGAATAAATTGAAAGAAAAATAATTAACAATAAAAACTTTAGGCTTTACAGCTTAGAGTTTTTTTGATATAATTACTTTAACGAACGAAAGGAAGTAAATAATGAGTGAATACTTTAATGATAAAAGATATTGCCATTGCTTCGATATACCAACGAGTGACGGCTTAGGAGTTTGCAAAGGTTGCAGAGGATATACAAACATCTGTTATAGCTGCAGTCGCTGTTTGCATTGCTGGTATACATCGCAGATTGAACTATTTACCGAATATGATGAATCTAAGTTGCTGGAACTTATAGAAAACTGGAATAAATTTTACCAAACTAGAAAGACAAGGAATTTTAATGCTTAATTTAGACGAGAAGAAAATTAGAAAAAGTAGACCAATCGGACTACCATACCAAGGAAGTAAGAAAAAGATAAGCAAGAAAATAGTTGAAATTATCAAACAGAACTTTGGCACAGATAAGCCGATATACGACATCTTCGGAGGTGGCGGAGCAATTACAGCCGAATGTATTTTAAATGGCTTAGAAGTCCATTATAACGACTTAGACAAGGATATAACCAACGCATTTGAACGAGTTATTTCGCAAGACCGTGAGTGGATTAAAACCCTTATTGTTTCACGTACAGAGTTTACCGAGATTAAGGCGAAAGAAAATAAGACGACAGATGACTTTTTGAAGTTACTAGTCAACTCTTTTGGAAATAATAAGAAAGGCTATATGTATTCTAAAGAAATTTCAGACTTAAAATATAATCTAGCTAAAGAAATCATTGGAAATCATGACGTTTTTGGTGGTTATAAACAGACAGAAACATATAAGAAAGTTATTTCTGGGGCAGAATGGAATTGGTTTAATAAAAAAAAGGATCAATCACTTGAACAACTTCAACAACTTCAACGACTTGAACAACTGAATGAAATTAAAGTGACGAATAAAAGTTATCGTGATTTTAGTGAAGTTTCTGGAGCTATATTATATCTTGACCCACCTTATGAGGGAACAACACACGATGGATACAAGGGTAAAAAACAAAAGAGAACAGTTAAACCTGAAGTTTATAAAGAAATGCGTGATAAGCTATTAAAACTAGAGAAAGGAACAAAGATAGAGCATGACAGTTTTATTTTTTCTCTTGGATTTGATGACAATAACAAAAACAGAATGTATTACAAGGACGTTAGTTCAGCTTTTGATAGTCAAGAATTTTACGACTGGGCATTTGAAATGGCCAAAACTAACATTGTGATAATTTCAAGTTATTCAATTTCGGACGAACGTTTTGAAGTTGTATATTCTTTTGATAAAGCACGTAGCACTTTGCAAAGTGGAACAAGAAATGATGAATGTGAGAAATTATTTATGGTTAAAAACAGTTAATTCTTGACAAAGTAAAAGCAATTTGATAGAATGTAATTATAAATAGAGGAGAACACGAAAAATGAATTTATATGATGAAACAGTAGAAATTTTATCATTCCATGATAAAACAATTGCCGATATTGAATATATTGGTAGTACAAGGACAAAAATTAATACAAATAAAGCACTCGAATTGATGAAAAAAACGAATTATGATAGTGGTTTTGGCGGTCAAGAAATAGCATGTAACCTGATGATTAAAGGGAAAGATTTCATCATGAAACGAGGGGAATATGATGGCTCTGAATGGTGGAATTATATACAAACAGAGCCGTCTTTGCCGCAAGTAGAGAGAGAAGTTAAAGGTTTTAAAGCAAACATAGGCTGGGATACTTTAGAAGAAATTAATGGTTTGGAAGTGTAGAGATGACAACTGAAGAAATAGTGCAAAACTATCAAGTGAAATTGCTAAAGATTATATTTAAAGAGATTGATAGCCTGATGAAGAAAAAAGAAAAGGCTGATATCAACGCAAGTAAACTTGCTGAAAATGGCAATACAGTTAGAACATCAGCTTATTGGAAGTCAACAGGAAACGCAGAGTTTTACATTAAAGAGATGTATGCAAAGTTGAGCGCCTTAGCTGAAATTGATAGACTATTCCATTGGTCAAGTCGTTTACATCAAGAACAATTGCAATTTGTCAGCAAATATCCTAAAGTAATGGAAAAATATAGACAGGCGAACTAAGGTAAACAAAATGAAAGATACAGTAAAAACTTTAACGATAGTTGCAGGTGTTGCCTTTGCACTTATCGCTATCACTTGGGTAGGTATGCTTGCAACGTTGCTTATTACATGGCTTGGGGGTAACATCTAAATGAACTTAAAAGAAAATAGGCACTATGCTAATGAATACGGTGTAGAACTTAACGAATACTTGAAACATAATTTTAACTACGAAGAGCTTGTAGGCTGGTATACAATGCAGGTATTGAAGTATCTAGTAAGAGCTGGCAAGAAAGAGGGCGAAAGCTACGATAAGGACCATAATAAGGCTTTAGACTATGCCAAGGAACTTGCTAACTTAAGTAACGAGAATGATCTTACAGAGTACACTACTGGCGACATTATGGGCTTTATACAAGAACTTGCTGATGATTTTGAACGCTGGGAAGGAATAAAATAATTAAAAATAGTTTATGCTTGACAGTGTGAACTTTTTTTGATAAAATAGTCTTATAGAAATAAAGGAGAGCAAAACAATGATAGTATTAACAACTAGAAAACAACAAATCGTAGAAGAATATGGAATCAACACAACTTTCACAGAAGAACAAATGAAAGATAAAGCATTCAGAAGAAAATGGACAATGTACTTGTTAAGTATTCAGTATGATGTAAGTGGTGCTGAAATTCCTGAAGAAGTGTTACAAGAAGAAGCGGATCTAATTTTTGGTTAAAAGAACAAAGAGTTAATGTTTGACAGCATTAGCTTTTTTTGATATTATAGTCTTATAGAAATTAAGGAGATACAAATGGAAAAATACAATGTTAAATTGATGAACAACAAAAAAGGATTTTTAAACTCTTTTAAAAATGAGCTAGGGGAAAAGTTCCTCTTCCTAGGTTTCAAAGAAGAAAGAAATAACTTTAAATCAGAGTTCACTAAAGAAGAAATTAAAGCGATTGATGAAAGATACTTAGAATTTATTGAAGAGGTCTAAGTTAATTCTTGACAAATATAAAGTAATTTGATGCTATTATTTTGTAGAAAGGAGATTAAACAGTGACAACGCAAAAAGCTATAAAGGTAGTAGCTTATAACCCTACGACAGAAGAAGATCTATACTTCAGCTGTAAGGCTCAATGTGCTAAGTATTTCGGACTTAAAACTAATACAGTTCTTGGTTGGTTTACATTTGGTAGACCTGTAATTGAGCTGCTGATAGACCTAGATAGAAACCAAGTAGAAATTGAAAAACAAAGTAAACTAAATGGCTTTGAATTATTTACAATTAAGGAGTGGTTAGACTATGTGTAAAAAACGCAAATACACAAAAATGGGCGCTTTATATTCAATAGTAAATGCCCAACATAACAAAAAGAAAGCTGATAAGATACCAGTTAGAGCTTATCGCTGTAAGTGGTGCAACTTGTATCACTTATCAAGCCAGCAAAGACTAAACATAAAAACAGGAGTGGTTGGATAATGAAAGATGAATTCACATACTACACAGTATATTGGATATTGGAAAAAGAAATTAAAACACGTAAGTTTTATGACAAAAAAGAGGCTTTAAAATGGAATGAATTACTTCCAGAAGAACAAAGATATGAAGTTAAAAAGCATACAGAAATAATTGAGGTTATAGCATAATGACAAACGAAGAATTATATGAAAGAATTACTAGCGTACTAAAAGAGCAAGGTATCGGAATGAATCAACTTGAGTTAAAAATTAAAGATGAGACAGGTACATGGCCTGAGTTACATACAACTAAATCACGCTTGAGTTTACCACATACCGTAGCATTCCCTTATCTTACTATGTTTTTCAATGATGAAGAAATGCACGAGCTTACACTTAAAAAAATGGATAGTGCAGGTTCTGGAGGAAAGGTTTTGGACTTATTAGATGAGTTATTGGCTAGTTTAAAGCCAAGTAAAGAATATCTGTATAAGCAACGACTAAAGCGCAAAATGCAAAGGGAGGCAATGAGATAATGTTACACGAATACACAAAACATGCGTAAGACGAGCCGTGAAATATGGTTATAAACTAAAAGGTAAGGAAGTAGCAAAATGGTAAAACATTTTTTTGTAGAAGAAGACGACAATGGCAAAGAGATTAAGCGAAAACTAACAACTTTTGCTAATGATGATTTGACACAGCTTTCAGATGATGAACTGGAAACATTATATTATGAGTCATCAGCTCAATTTTTAGCTAAAGCAATGCACTTTATGAAGATTGAGAACGAACTATTTTCAAGAAAGAATGTAATTGTAAGTGATGAAATTCTAATAAATGTTGGCAATAATATTATTGAAGCAATTAAACAGGTAAGCAATTGAAACATAAAAAGGAGAGTAATTATCTTTATTTTAACAGATGATACAACAAGAAGTATAGCGTTGATTCAATTCGCTCATAAAAAGGCTGACAAGGGCTTTAATGATATTGTGGCACAATTATATGAACAAGAGTTTAAAACGCAAGAGAAAGCGAAATATGAGCATATAAGGCAAGCTAAGGAGAAAGCACTTGAAGAACAACGAGTTGAAGCTGAAAAACGAGCCGAAGATGACAGAATTGTAAGAGAGCATGAACAGGCAACTGAACAACCTAACATAGATGTACCAAACACAGAAACTAATAGCATTATTGGAAGTGATTGGTCAAGCGTTAGTCCTGAACAAGCTAGTGAATACCTAGCAAGCAAGACAGGAGTAAGTGCTAGTAAATGGCTTGATGTTATTTACAAAGAATCTAGTGGCAACCCTTATGTTGAAAATGAACTATCATGCTGGGGACTATTACAGATTAATCAAAGCGTACATGGGCAAGTATCGCAATTAAGTCCACAGGCTTATCTAGACAAAGCTGTAAGCATATATCAAGGTTCAGGTGGAACTGCATGGGAGACATGGTAAAATAAATGAATAATAAGAGAGCGAACGGAAAGCCGAAAAGAATAACAAGTAGCAAAATGTATAAGCTACAAGGAAAAAGAAGTGAAGAGAATTAAATATAAAGAAATATAAAAACAGCTATAAAGCTGTCTTTTTTATATTATTTTTTTTTAGTTTACTTTTCCATACTCTGCTTCAAATTCTGCTTGATACATAACTGTTTCTGGTAACTTGATTACTCCAAATTTACCTTGGAAACCGCCAAGCATACGAGTTGTTTTAATATGTCGTGCTGATACTCCATTGCATACATACCAATTTTTAGTGTCTTTACAATTAATTAGAAACATTTCAATTTCTCCGCTTTCTGTTGTGTTATTGTTATCTGTGCTTACAGTTTGCCCTGTAAGGCGCTTATTTATTTCTGCGATAAAGTATGAGCGACAACTCTCTACCGTGCCACCGTGAGCTTCTACGGAACGTCTAGGACAACTTGTGCTTGATAGTTCTTGATGTAACTTCACGGTATCATGATTAGGAGTTAGTCCCCATTGTTTCATGTACTTAGCAACGTCATCTAGTACCGCTTGCTCATTTCTCAAAAACTGGGTTAAATCTCCCTCTGATTGGCATACTTCCCAACTTGCATAATTTGCATTGCCGTATGAGTTAGCACAATGATATGCCATATTAGAGAAGTCAGAAGCCTGTAATCGCCCGTCAGAAGCGATATATACATGAGCAAAGCCCTCTTCTGGATCATGATTAGGTAACCAACTATTATAAAAACTAGTTTTAGCACCATTTGAACCAGCGTCATTGTGAATTACAACCCCAGTAGGGTTATAACCACGTACACCAGCATTGGTTATATTCATTCTTTTTTATCCTCCGTTTGTTCTTCTTCCGCTTCAGGAATATTTACACCATTCTTTTTAATAAGTTTAACTAAACCGTCAAACATAGGGCTGATTTTTGCGATTAAATAAATAAACTGTCCTACAAAGTATAATAAACCTACATTAATCACAGTTTTGGCGATATCAGAAGTTGAGGGTGTTTGTGTAAAGTAAAATACTGCATACAAAACCCATAGCGAGAAGACAACCGTCAAATCAATTACAAGTCTACGTTTAAAAGGTGGGTTCATCGCTTCTCTATCTTTGACCCACGTAGCGAATAAAATCGCCAAAATTAAGATAGTTATTAAAATCATTTTCGTTACCATTTATTTTGCTTTCTATTTTGTTATTTAATAAAGTAGCTTGCGTTACCACGTGACGAAAGAGAGTTACTACCAATATCTTCCCCCCACCAAGTAATACTACCGTCTGGGTTTATGTCAATATGGAAAACGGCATCTCTTCCAACAAAATGACCAATAAGACTTTGAACAACAGTTGGACAAAATGGTTTATCTACCCACGTTCTAGACATCGTTTGTCCTTTTTTTATATTTGCCACACTACCAAGGAATCTAACAATTACTAAATCATCGTTCTTTTTAGTAAGTTGCAATTGCAAACCAGGAGCGGTTTGAACTGTCGACATTTGAGTTGGAACATAGATTGAACCTTTAAGTGATATATTATTTGCAGAAATACTATCTAAAGCACTAGTCTGAGCAATTGGTTGAGTGCTTGTTACTCCAGTTCCTGAAGTTACAACAACATCAAAACAAACTTTTAAAACGCCAGAGCCGTTGTTTATATCAACACGGTTACTATTATTTGCGGTTTCGGCTGATAAACTAACAGGATTATCGGTTTGAGTTAAGTCAATATTTGCATGAATGTAATTAACCGAATCTCCTTTTAAAGCTACTGTTTCGTTTAATAGTTCAAAATACCTACCTCCTGCAATGATTGATGTGTTAACATATTGAATGTTAAGAGCTGTATTTAACGGACTTGTCCAGTCTTTGCGCCTAATCGTTCCGTAGTCCATTCCTGTCAACATCATGTATAGTTTTCCGTCATTATTAGAACCGACTGGGAACTCTGTACCATTTTGACTGAAAAACGTGAAATTTTTAATTGTCATTTTTAACCTTTCTTGAAATTATCTTCGCTTTGTCTAAAACTGGGTTATCAGTAATTGATAGCTCTAACAATCTGAATTTTCTGCCGCCATAAGGATAACCACCAATTGATACAAATTGACCGACATCGTACAAGAGCGTAGTTTCGATTCTAAGAGAGTTTTCACTATTATAGTACACTTTACCATTCAATAACTCTAAGTGGTCTTTACGTAGCTCTCTGTACCCTGTGAAGCTATCTATTCTATATTTGTCTCCATAAGTAGCCACATACTCATATAACATTTGGTTTGTCTCCACTTTCTACAAAGATAAGTCTATCATTGAACTCTGTTTTAACTCTGTCTGCTATATATCCTGAATATAGTTTTCCTTCGTACCAAATATCAACCAAGTCATTAACATACAAAGGCAAAAGTTCATTTTGGTTAAAGATTAATCTTGTGACGATTGTAGAGGGAGAAATTTCAGCTTTAATAGTAGACACCGCAGGAGGGTTTCCATGTTCATCTCTATCATAAAATAATGTTTTAGCTGTCCTTACTTCTGGCAAGTCTGTTCCGTCTCCGCGATAAGTGCTATAATCAATGATATCTCCATTATTTTTTGCTGTATACATTTTAGGCGGGTCTGTGTAATCATCTGCATTTGATTTCTTAACGAATACGACCGCAAAATTATAAGCCGAACGTTCTACTATTGTTTCGGTTTCTACTGCCACACTTTGCTTAATATCTACCCTTGTTGTGATTCTTTTTCTATTCCAGTTCCTTGAAGCAAAATTAATAAATAACAAAGTTCTAGGGTCTGTTTCAGATGAAGCATGCTGAATGGTTGTAGTTGGTTGGAATTGAACCTTGGAAAATATCCTTTTAGCTACGTCATGAGCTGATGAAGTTTCCGCTTTTCGGTTGATTGTAGCCTTTCCAGCGAAAATACTTGAATTAAAGAAATAACCATAACTCATTAAGTTATTTTTATTAGGATCAATTAAATAATCAATGATAGCAAAGTTTGTCGTTTTAGTTATTGCGTTTGGAACATCTAGGCTTTCAATCATTGCCCAAAAATAGTTCTTTAATGTGGCTTTGTTACTTTCATCTACACTTGTTACAAGATAAACCATATCTAAATTTAAGTTTCTTTTTTTACCTAGTGCTTCCTCGATTGGAACAACTTCAGGAAAAAGAATTTGAACAATATCGCCAACCTCTACCGAAACGGTCAATGTGGCCGATGAAGTGTAAAGATAGCCTGTTTCCCACAGTTCATAATTAATAACTTGACATCTTGCTTTTGGTATCGGCAACCCTCTTTTTTCTTTTTTACCATTAGGAAGGTTAAAATCAGATATATTATAATAGTTCGGATTAAAGTTATCATACACATTGGCTTCTAACATTAAACGAAGTCCGCCTTTCTCTTGATTTTAAACTCTGCCTTGGTAAGGTTGATTAACTCCATTTGACCATGTTCGATTATACGTGTTCTATATCGCTCAAAGTCCATTACAGGGAATAAATTTAATGAAGTCGTTCCGTTCCAACCTTGATAGGTTTCGTCATTTACATCTGTATTTATTAAAATGTAGTCTTGTAATTCTTCCGTCTTGAATACAATTGCAGTATATTCATTTCCAATATCGTCTAAAAATCTAACTCCAGTAGGTGTTTTAGGTAGTTTCGGATATAATATACCAACAAAACTAAATATTTCGTCTTTTATATCCCAACGACTTAATCGTTCTATATTTGATTCTCCATAATAAGTGTAAGAAGTCCCTTTGACATATTTATAATTTACTGGTGCTATTCCTCCGTAAATTTTAGACTTACCAGCGATAACTTTACCGTTTTGAATTTTCTCAAAAGTTAAATTTTCGTAAGTGTACCACTTTGTAATTATATCGAAAGTTATCTTTTCGCTAAAAGTTCCGTTCTTCCCATAACCCTCTGTTTTAGTAACTTCTGCTAAAGCTAAATCAGCATAAACTTGAAAAATCTCTGTTTGATATTCAAGTGTAACGAATTTTTTACTAAGAATATCGTTTACAAAGTCTTTCATTAATTGATAGTTTTCTTCTAAACTTTCGCCAAACGTTTCTAGCTTAAACTCTATTTGAGGTTGAGTGATTGAGCGTGTTCCCATTACTCCGATACCGTTACTTTGCCAAATATTATTAGTTGATTGTAACCCTAAGTTAGAGGGCTGGTAAAATCTAACCTTTCCATTTGTAACGTCCCAAATTTTATCATCTGTTCCGTCTAAGTTGGTATGTATTTTGTACTGTCTTACCATTAAGCCCTCCCTAGGTCAAATTCTCGTCTGATTGCGCGTGCTAAGTTAGAAACATCTTGACCAGCACCGCCTTGTACGTTAAATGTGTTATACGTTCTATTGTCGCTTGATACGCTGTTAGTGCTTAGACCGTAACCGCTAGAAGATAAATTAACATCTGTTAAACCTACTACCATAGAGCCTTTGAATAGTCCGCCAAGTTTTCCAGCAATACCATTAATAGCTCCTGATATATTATTGATTGTATCTGTTACACCGCCTAGAACGCTGTCTATCGTATTTTTGACTCCTCCGAATATGTCGCTAAAGAAGCCACCAATTCCATTAAATACACCTGTTATTGCATTATAAGCATTAGAAGCAAACCCACTGAATGCGCTGAATACTCCACTAACTGCGTCTTTTGCACCATTGAAAACTCCACTAAAGAAGCCACTGACTCCGCTAAACACACCTGAAATTACTCCCCAAGCGCTTGAAGCAAAGCCACCAAGAGAACTGAACACTCCACTTACTATACCACGAACAGCGTTGAATATGCCACTAAAGAAACCAGCTACTGCACTCCATATTGAGCGAACTACTCCCCAAGCACTAGAAGCAAAACTTCCGATTGCACTGAAAGTACTAGATACGACTCCCCTTACAGCATTAAATATGCCACTAAAGAAGCCTGAAATAGCACTCCATACTGACCTAACTAAATTCCAAGTTGAAACAGCAAAGCTACCAATAGCACTAAACACTGTAGAAACTATTGACTTCACAGCGTTAAATATACCACCAAACCAAGCTGATAGGCCTTGCCATGCATTAAGAACTAATTTATAAGCACCTCGAATTATAGCCAAGATAAGTCGAAACGCTAAATTAATTATAGAACCAATAAGGTTAAATATAGATTGATAAAAACTAATTAAAGGCTGGAAAGTTGTGACGAACCAATTATAAGCGTTAGTCACTAAAGAACTGATAGTCTTAAACACAGTTGTAACGATATTCACTATTCCATTCCATAACCCTGTAAAGAAGCCAGTTATTCCAGACCATATAGATTTAATTCCGCCAATAACACCTTCCCATAAGTTTGTAAAGAACCCTGTTATTGCGCCCCAAATGTTTTGAATACCTTGTACAATACCGCTGAACCAATCAACCAAGCCTTGCCAAATTCCTTTAGCTCCGTCAACTGCTCCGTTCCATATATCAGCAAACCATTGTCCGATACCGCTAAAGAACGAAACTATGCCGTCCCACGCGCTCTTTAAGAAGTCTACAAAACCAGCCCAAGCCTTTTTACCTGTTTCGGTTTGAGTGAAGAAATAAACTAAACCAGCAACAACCGCTGCGATCGCTATGCCAAGAGCTACGAATGGGTTTATAGCCATAACAGCATTGAAAGCACCCATTACCCCTGTTCCTGCTTTAATTGCTGTTTGTAACTTTTGGAAAATACCAATAGCAGTAACTATTCCAGAACCGATTTTAAAAGCTACAAAACCTGCTGTTAAGGCAACTAAAGACGATTTTAAAGTATCAATCGCTCCTTTACTTTCACTAAATTTCTTTGCAAAATTAGCAATTTTCTTTATGACGTCAGCTAAACGTTTTGCCAAACTAGCAATAGTTTTACTTACGTTCTCCACAGAACCTGCACTTTCGCCAGTTTTTGAATCTATACCAGCAAATGATTCTATTAGTTGTCCGATTATACTTAGAACTGAACCGAAAGTTGATTTTAATCCGTCCCAAATTTCAGAGAAAGAACTTAAAGCACCATTTTTTTCTAATGCTCCCCATAGTTCTTTGGCATACTTGACTATGCTATCTATAGCTTTACCAGCACTTTCGCCCCAACCGCTCATTTTATCAATCAAAGCACTTATAATAGGAGTTAAAGCGTCAAGTGTAGGAAGTAATGCTTGCGATAATGTTTCATTAAAACTATCCCAAGCGTCGCTAATTGTTGTTACTCCACCACCACCTGCTTTACCGAGCTTTTGCATAGCTTCGTCTAGCATTCCAACAGATACTGCACCTGCTTCACTAGCACCTGCGAAAGAGCCATATTGTTTCAAAGCTGGGTTCATTTCCATAACGGTTGATTTAAGAGCTGAACCAAGAGCTGTGTTATTATCTGTTAGCTGATTAATATTTTCAGCAGTAACTTTTCCAGCTGCTGACATTTGACCATAAGCCTGAACGACACCTTTAAGGTTTTCTCCAGTACCGCCAAACGCTTGGTTAGCCTTTACTAGTGCTTCTGTTTTACCAACAGCCGACTTAGCAGTATCACCTAAACCAATGAACGTTGTTGAAAGTTTAAGAGTATCTTCGGTATTTGCATTTGTATCTTTAGCAAGTGTTTGCATAGATTTGCTTACATAGTCAAAGTCTTGTCCATTGCCTTTGAACTTCATTGTATTTTGCAATGAAATCATGGCTTTTTGAGTATCCATTGCGTCAGATACCCAGCCTTTTAAGCCATTGCCAACAGCACTAACAGCACTTGCACCAATCTGTCTAAACACACCTACAGCAATTTCTCTAAGGCCACTAAATCGTGACTTCATGCCATCAATTCCGCTATTAATGCCCTTAGTATCCATTTTAGCTTCAATGTTCCAAGAGCCTGACCTAATAGCACTCTCGACTTGCCTAATTTCGCCCTCTAGCCTGTTAGCTTGTGTTTCTGCTGTGCCTAAATCTCTAGTAAGCTGTAACCATTTCTTTTGACCTGCTGACGTCCCTTTGTCAACCGTAGAAAGTTCTTCTTTTAATTTTGTTGCTTTGTCACGTGATAAGCCCAACTGCGTTTGTAAGTTCTTCTGCAATTGTGCCATTTTACTGGTATTTGTTGGGTCAAGTTTTAGAGCTTCACGTAAGTTTTTAGCTTCTCCTCTAAGCCCTGACATTGCGGTATTAACGCCTTTAAGTGAGTTCTCGAACTTTGTGGTATTACCATATATCTCGACCTCAAATGTTGCATTACTTGCCATTACATGCCCTTTCTTTTACGCCTTTTCTCTTTTTCTTTTTCCTCTTTCTTCTTCTCTGCAATAAGTTCGATTAATTTATAAACAAGTTCTAGTTCCATTTCCATGAACTGTGTTATATCAATTTCATTATTGCCTAAAACAGTCAAAAGTTCCAAAGTTTTATTTTCCTTTACAGTATCTTTCTTTTTCTTAATCAATGAACTAGAAGAAAAGAAGACTGTATCGTCTTCCGTTTCCTCTTTTTCTTTAATAAAAACAGTCTTACAGAAGATATTGACTAACTCGTTAGTTGTAGGAAGCTCTGTTTTGTCGTCTAGTGCGTTTTGCAGTCCTCCGTTACAATCTACCCAAAGTATCAACAACTTGTCTGTAAAGCTCTCCATTTGCTCTGTAAAGTCATCAGGAATATATCCAGCGACAAAAGAATTTTGTAAGTCTGCAAAGTCTTTCAAATCTGTAATAAAGTCCGAACCTGTTAGTTCTAAGTATCTAATTGCATGTTTTAAAATCATTTACAGTCCTTTCAACTCATTAAATTTCTTTCTGCCACATTTCGACTAGTTCTTTAAGCCCTTTGCCGTCAGTATCAAACTCAAAGCTAGAACGGAAGTCTGAAAAGTCGCTTTTAGCTTTTACAATGTTATCTTGAAAAAGTGCCAAGTATAAACCATATTGAACGAATTCCATTACATCAGTAATTTCTCCGTCTTCTTTTTTAAGCTCTGTATCCATTGCTTTTTGTTGTTGGAAAAGGTCTTTACCTGTAATCATTTTAAATTTACGTGCTGTACTCAATTGTTTTACCATTTTATTTTATATTCCTTTACTTATTCTACTATTTTTTTCCAAGTATATTTTCCTGGGTCTGTACTTTGTGTGTTAGAGTCATTATCAGTGTATGTTCCAATATAGCTTGGATAATCTTCGGCTGTTACTTCACTAAACGAAGGCATCCAAGGAGTAACAGTTGATCCTTGTTCGATTTTGTGTCCCGCAACTGATAAGCCATCTTTGATAATATTTTTATCATTATAGAAACGTAAATACATTAAAATATCTTGTCCCTTAGTGAAAGTTCCTGTATAAGAATGAGTTATAAATTTTCCGCCTGTATCGGATATATTTTCCATTATTGCAGGTTTACCAGTAGACTCAATAGCAAACTGCCCGGTAGAACCAGCTTTTACTTTAGCAAACATGGACATTGAGTAAATTCCGTCAGAAGGTATAGTGAATTTTTTAGTTAAACCACCATTCCAGCCAGTATCGAATGACATCACGGCTGTTCCTTCATGAGTACCACTCTCATACCAACTTCCGCTCTTATACCAAGCATTTGAATTAATCCAATTTCCACTAAAATCTTTAGTACCGTCTAACAGATTTAAATTCGGATAAATAGTAGTGAAGCCATTTCTCCCGTCTGCACTATATGCAAACGCTACGTGGTTAGCCCCGTCGGGCGCATTAGGGTTTATCTGTTACAGCAACCCCAGTGGAAACATCTGCATAACCCTCGGCGGAGAACGTAACGATATAAACGTTAGGAGCAAGTTCGTTGTTTGTCGCAACGTTTCCTTTTACATCTTTAATTACCGCTGTTACTTTTACATCGTGACCTTTAGGATCTTTCAAAGTAGCCGGTAAGACAATTGTTCCGTCATTATGCCCTTTGGTTTTCGTTTGAACGTTTGCAATAACTGGAGCTACTAATGTAACTTCGCCAGCTAGAACCGTGTCAGGTTGCATGATGAACAGTCCGCTTTCCATTTTCTTAACGAAATCTTTAGCTTGTTCTCCCCAAATTTCGTACTCAATAGCAGGAACTTTTTGGTCTCCGTTCAAATAAATATCTGAATCAGTTGCTTGTACTGCTAAAGTCCATTTGATAGGATCTACACCGTCTACTGAATCTGTTTCTGATTCTTTTGTAGCTTCTGCTGTTGGTGTCAAATGAGGATAAACGACTACACGATAACCGTCAACAAATTCTCCTGTAAATTTATCACGCTTACGCCCTTTAATAAGGTACTGAACACATTTCGTTTTCCAATTACCAGTTGGAGACCAACCCAAACCATTTGCTGTTCTTTGTTGACCTAAAATATCTTCTTTAAGTGCTTGGTCTGTTTGAATAAATACCATTTCTCCTTGAAGCAATGTAGCACCTTTTTTAACTCCATGGTCTGGTACGTCATCAGCTGGATAACTGTTAGTTTCCGCTTGGTCTTCCATTGATCCAACCGATACTAAACCAGTTACGATTTTATGGTTAGTGAACTCTGGTTTTCCGTTACTCCCCTTTGACATATCAGCTACGATTAGAGCTTCATTACCAAAGAAAATCTCACGTGAATTATAATCTAATTTCATTTTTTCTCTTTTCTATAATTTCATTGAATTGGCATAATTAGAACCTTTTTTCAATGTTGTTTTGACATCTTGCATACCCTTTTTCTCAACTAAGAAGTACATGCCATGATAACCGCTAGTGTAATTAGCCCTAGTCCCTGCATTAACTACTACTTTATCGCCTTTTTTAACTTGCTTTAAGTTTCCTGACAATTGCCCAGTATTTTGGTATCTAGCATAAGTATAGGTATGACCGTGGCTTCTGATTAATCTAGTTCTTCTACTTGCAGTATTTGCCTTAGCCTTAAACTCTGCTTCAAACCAATCGCCCATGCGTTCTGTTACTTTAGTTTGCATTTCTTTAGCTATGCTTGATGTATTAAGCAAATTTACTGCCATGCTTGACCACCTGCACCACAAGGTAAATAAACAGTTCCAGTATAATTGTACAAATGGCTATTTTCCGACCAGTTTGTCATATTCCAACCGTTTTGTAAAATATCTCCGACTAGTCCGATAAGTTCATCGTCAACATCTTTAACAGACAAAACAACTTGATAATAGTAGCCCATGACAAAGCTCGTATTATCCATTTTAATGACCTTTGAGTCACTAAGTGATAAATATACCGTCTTGTCCTCTATCGTGTCCTTAACGCCTAAAATAACGTCATTTAAAGGCATTGTAAGTAAATTGTTGTACCAATCTATATAAGAATCAAATTCGTTCATAGTCCGTTACTTACGACCCCCTCTAAAATCATCTTGTTATTCTTAGGGTTTCTTTCCCATGTTGTCCGCTTGAAAGTTTCGCCTTTTTCGTTCAAGAAATAGTTGAAAATTAAGTCTTCCATTTCTCCGATTCCGTTAAGCTCGTATCTTACGTTTTTACCTAGCCCAATCATAGAAAACTCATCAAGTCTTGACTGATTAATTCTCTGTTTAACTGCTGGTAAAACGATAGGCTTTATAACATTAGCTTCTGCACCGTTCTTCTTCTTAACAGTCGTTTCAACTTGCAATGTTACTTGTGAAAATATCATTAAATACCTCCATAATACATTAACTCTTGCAAAGAAGCCAAACGTTTCATTTCAGCATTTCGCCATTGTTCTGCTGGTTCATCAACAATATTAAGCCGACAATAACAAGAAATAAAGTCTTTCACTAATACGCTTGTTTCGTCAGCTTTAATACCATTTTTTTCTAGCAATTTAATAGCTATTGAACGGAATAAGATAAGTTTACTATCATAAGCTGTTACTAAAATCGGAATACCACAATAGACCTTAATATAATCTATCATTTACTTCCTCCATTTTATTCTTATGCTACTGTAATTACTGCACCAGCGTTATAAGTTTCAACGTGTCCGCTTGTTAGTGTTTCAACCAAAATCATGTTGCTATTAGTTTTCCATTCAAATGCGTCAACTTTTGTAATATCTTGCATATCAATATGATATTTTTGGTCTACTAATACAGTAGGTTTAACAGCCTTTGTACCTGTATAGACAATGATTTCATCAACTCCAACTTCTGAAGCAATTTCAGCGTCATCATTTTTAATACGAACGTGAGCGTTAGCGGTCGCTTGACGTAACTCATCTAACAAGGCTTTACGGTCTTCTGCTTTAACAATCAAATAACGACGACCAGCAGTAGGACGAACAAAGTCAACAGCTTCTTCAATAGCGTTAGCAAATGGAGTTGTTCCTGCTGATTTAGCTTTTGTAGTAATCTTTTTGATTTTTTTGACGTCTGCTTCTTTGTCAATTGATTTAAAACCATTTGAACCGTCTCCTTCAACAAGCGCAAGGTCAACAATTTTATTAACAATAGCTTGTGTAAGTTCCGCTACAATCAAGTTGTAAAGTTCAGAATATGACATTTGAAGTCGTTTAACACGTTCAGCAAGTGATTGCAATTTATAAACCATTACAGGTTCAAGAGTATCAATAGTGAGTGTGGCTGCCTGCTCTGTTTTTGTTTGTCCGTCTTTGTGGACTTGTGCTTCATTTGATGAATCAAAAGAGCGTGACACGAGCAAAGCACCGACATTTGTAACGTGGAAAACTTTGAATACTGGGTTAGTATTTAACAAAGCTGTGTTGATTGACTCTACCAATTTACGTGGAAGTTGGAAAGTTGTATCTGCGATAGTTACACCATTTTCAGCAAGTTTTGCGTTCCAAGCGTTTTTAATTTCTGATTTTCCAGAGTTCTTTTTCAATACATCAAAAAATTCTGTTACAGCGTTTTGTGATTCAATAAAGTTTGTCATTTTAGCTTTTCCTTTTGGTTTTTCTTCCTGTGCGTTAAGTTCGTTCTCAATTTTGATAATTTCAATCGAATTTTCTGAAAGTGTTTTTTCCAATTCTTGTACTTTAGGCAAGTCTTCAATTGCATTTTTTACTTCAAAACCACTAATTTGAGATTTTAAAGATACGTTATTTTCTTTAAGCTCTGCCAAGCGGTTCTGTTTTTCAATTAAATCAGGTTTATTCATATTTCTTTTTAATATCCTCAATTTCTTTCAAAGCGTTACGGCTTTCGATAATTTTGTTACGTTCTTCTGTGAGTTCTTCGCCTAAAGCATTTTGAATAAATTTTGCGTTAGGGTCTGCTGGTACTGAAACAAGAGAAATTTCTTTAAACTGTGCTTTATTTACAACTAGAACGTCATTATCATCAAAAGTATAGTCTGTAATATAATAGGCAATTGATAGTGAATCAAAAGCACCATTTTCTACAGCCTTATTAATGTTCGGTGCGTTGTCGTAAAGCGTGAAATCAGTTAGGTATTTATTAGTAGCTAAATCATAATAAACTTTTGCGTCCCCAATGACTTCACTAGAGCCAGCTCCATGTTCATATAGCAATGGATATCGTTCTCTAGCGAACTCGATACAGTTAGGTGTCAAGATAATACCGTTAAGGTTCTCTACACCAACTTCTGACCCAATGCCTTGGAACGACTTAGAGCCGTCCTCGTTTTCAGTTACTTTAATTTCAGCGCTATTGGTTATTAGTTTCATCTGTGCTTGTTACGCCCTTTCTACTGCCTTGTAGGTCACTTAGATTTTTAACAGCAACTGCATTAAGGTTAGCTATGTAAACATCTCCACCCTCAATTGGTTGCTCGCCCATTTTAACAAGAAGTTGATTCTGTGTAAAAATAGGCCCATTAATATTTTCGTGATACAAGTCAATTAATTCTTTCAAAGTTGCAAACTTGAATAGCTGGTTATCTACGATTATACGTTCATAATATAAATTACCTTTAACTACTCGTCTGCGGTTAGTTGAAATCAGTTTATAAGTCAGTTCCTTTTCAAGTTGAATCAGTAAAGGAATGATAGTAGAGTTATAAAAATAAATTTGCTGTTCTTGCGTAGCTGTACCAAGCAAAATATTTTCATTCATAAAGTAACCTGTCAAAAGTTCCGATTTAATAAGGTCAATTTCATCTTTGTTTAAAACGGAATAATCTTTTTTAAGTTCTACAATTTCTGTCTTGTTATCAACTGGTGTCAAACCATTATAACTCGAACCCTCTTGCATGTTCTTTATTGTTGCTAGAGCTTTTTCTCGATACTCCTGTGTATTATCAATATCAAGAAAAGCATTAATTTTCAACAAGCCACGCAATTTACCTTGTTCCAGCTTAGTTTGAATACTAGCTAAAGCATTATCTAAAATACTTGTATCCTCATTGATATAAAAAGGACTGGTAAGCCTTACTAATTCTTCTGGCTTATATTCTTTTTTACCGTCAGCAAATAGTAAGTCTAATAGCTCGCCTGTGTCATTATCAAATACAGCGTGCAGGTCAATATATGGTGTGCGTAACAACTTTTTAATTGCCTTTCGCCAAAAGTCCATGCTATTGCGTTCTCCCTTAGGACTCCAGTTTAGAACCTCATCTAAATCAGAGCCTGCCATACTAATCAAAGTATCAGAGCCAACATCAGATTTTTTATATTTAACATGGTTAAATTCTACTTTTGTTATTTCATTAGCGATTTTATTGTGAATGTTAGTCACAAAGGCACTTGTATATTCTACTGCTTCATTTTGCCAAGCTGTAACTCTTTGAGTGTCATTGTTTAGTTTTCCACGTGAAAATGATATCACTTTTCCGAATAAGTTCAATTTTCCCCTTTCTACCATAAACTTACACCTTTCCCTCGTTTATACTCGCCTGTTTTCTTGTTATGGCAAGACTTACAAAGGAGTTGTAGGTTATCAGGGTTCAGCGCTATTTTCCAATCATCAAGGTTTTCCCAAGTTAGTTCTACAATATGGTCTACTTCATATTTTTTAGCACCGAATGCACCACATCTTACGCAAGTCATTTTGTCACGTTGCCTTACATAATCACGGACTGCCAACCATTCTTTTTTATTATACCAACCACTTTCTCGAACTGTGTCAACGTTATACTTCATCTGACACCGCCATTTCTAAAGCCATTGTCAAAGCAACAGTAGGGTCAATTTTATCTTTTTCAAGTTTTTTAGTATACATATAGTCCCCACTTTGTCCGATTTTAACAGCAGTATTATTTAAAGCCCATTGCATAACTTTTTGGTTATGGATAAGTTTATTTTCCACTAACTTAGATTTTAATAGCTTGATATAGTCATTCATTGAGAACCCTTGTCGAATTGCTCGTTGGTTATCTCCGTCTTTGTCAAAGAAGTAACGCTCAATCAGTCCTTTTAAAATTTCATAGCGTGCTGGGTCATAACCGATTTTTCTAAGTCTGCACCCTGTCTTGGTTCTAAAGTCATTAATATACGGTATTAAGTCGTTTACATTGATATATTCCGTATCAAGTAAGATTAGTTCGCCTCTGTCAACGAATTCAGTCCATAGTTCTTGCTGTTCTGTGTCCAGTTGCTCATATTGCGACCGTACAGAGAAAGTAAGTGTGTGGCTGTAAGTTTTACCCTCTAAATCACAAACGAACGATACGGCGGTTAAATCGCCAATTAAGGATAAGTCAATTCCGACATAAGTTCTATTTTTATTAAATACAGATAAATTAAAGTCTGTTAGTTTAGTATCTTGTGGAGTGAAGTAGTAAGCTGTGTCCTGCATAGGCAAGCCCATATTAAACGCTAAGAACTTATTCTGTAACGCTGGGTCTCCTTGCGCAAGTTCGTACTCCTCAATAACTCCTGACCACTTAGGAACATTACCAATAAGAGGTAATGCCATAGTCCAATTCTTTTTATCTTTGACCTGCTCATGATTTTCTAGCATGTAAAGCAAGCCGAACGACCTATCATTGTAAAATTCTTCCTCTGATTTGAAGCGTTCAACAAGTTTATCATATAGTCCGTCTCGTTTAAGTCCACCAGAAGTAATATAAATACTTTGCCAGTTATCTTGTTTTTGACGTGAACCTTTATTGACTGATTCTGTTATATCTTCGCCATAGGTATGAACTTCATCAAATATATTAAGCGAACTGTTCCCACCTTGCGCTCTCAAAGTATCATTTGTTTGCTTTTTAAAAGTGGTTTTAAAGGAAGTAAACTCTAGCCCTTGTTTTGTACTTTTGAAAATCTTGTTTTCATTGTACACTCTCAATGTATCGCTTGCTTCCGTTTGATTCCGAACTTGGTCAAATACGTGTCTAGCCTGTGTATTGTCGTATGCAATAACTAAACTCTCTCCACCATATTGTCCGCCTAAAATCATCCAGTTAAGCACGCGCGTTGCCATTAAACTTGACTTACCTGATCCACGTCCTAGATTAAGAAAAATTTCATTAACTAGGTTGACCTGAATTCCTTTTTCATCTACCATATCATAGCCTAACATTAACTCATACCAATATTTTTGTGTAGGGTGTAGCTTGATTTTCATCAAATTACCAGTAGTAAGGTAAAAGTTATCTTCTATCCACTCGATAGCTTGAGTGACTCTATCATAACGATAAATATATTTCTCATGAATTCTTATTTGCTTTTTAATAGTTTTACGCATATATTTGTTAAGTTCTATGCCATGCTCTTTATTATAAGCTAACATTTGATTCATGTAATACATTTTATCCCTCGAATTCTACATTCAATATACCTTTTTTTATTCTATTCTTAACAGTATTTCTATTTAGTCCCATTTTTCTAGCCAATTCATTTATGCTATTAAATTTTAACCCTTTATAAACAAGTTTTTTACAACCATATATTTCTCCATTAAAATTATTTTTTAAATGGGAAGTTCCAACACGTTCAAACATTCTTCTTGTGTTTTCGGTTTGCGTTACATACTCAAGATTAGACAAATTATTGTTTTGTCCATTTCCGTCTATATGGTCAACAGTTAAATCACTTTTACCACTGAATGCTTCCATTATAAATCTATGTAGCCAAGTATTTTTATTACAAATATAAATTTTATAATAACCATTCTTTTGTAAAGTCGGCTTCATCATTTTGTTTTTAGAAAGACTGTAAACATTACCGTCTTCATAAACTATATATTTATCTTTATAAGTTACACTTTTCATTCAAACCCTTTCGGAACTTCAATTTTTGGAGTTTCGTATTTACTTAGTTTATAGTCGTCAAGTTCTTCAATTTTAGCTTTAAGGTCATGAGCGCTTGATTCTTCCTGTTGCAATCTCCGCCATTCAGTAGGGTTATAAAGTTCAGGGTTCCCAGCTTTAGCAACCATCATGGCTACAAGGCTGTCCTTGTCTAGCTCTTTTTCTTTAACCTTTACTTTTTCAACGTTTCCGTCAGCGTCATAGATTGTTTCTGTTTCCTTTAGCGTTCTGACTGTCAGTTTGCTCGCTAAGGCACTTTCAGCTAGTTCTAATAGATTTCCCCTAGCGATACCTTTAGCTTCGTCATACGCCTTTATATTGTCATCTCGCCACTTTCTAAAAGTTTTAGCCGAACAATGCAAACTGGTGTAGATTTCTCTATCGTTACAGCCTGATTCAATTTTATCAATGATTTGGCTAAATAGAGGTTCTTCGTACATCTTAGGTAAAATTGTGGGTCTGCCACCGTTTTGTGTTTGCATATTGTCCTTTCTTTTAAATGTGGTTATATCGTTTAAAGCCTATATTTTCGTTTCTAAGAACAGCAACAACTTTTGCTTATAGGTTTACCCACTTAGGTAACTCTGCTCTCACAAGCCAAAATATGAGCATATAGCCCTATAATTAAGATTTAGCAAGATCGTGCTAGATTAAAATAGATTAATTTAGATTGAACTAGCTAAAACTTTCCTTTTTGATTTTTTGAGGGATTTGTAAAGAAGAGTCCTTTGTG